AAACACCCGCTCTCTGTTTTGGGGGACTCCAAAATTCTTGCTGTTGAACACTTGCCATTCCGCATCATACCCCAGTTCATCCAACGCTCCGAGGATGGTCTCGAATGTATTTCCGTTGTCGTGGTTGAGGAGTCCTGTGACGTTTTCAAGGAATAGATATTTAGGTCTGAGAATAGATGCGAACCTAGCAATCTCAAAGAATAAAGTCCCTCTAGTATCCTCAAATCCTGCCCGCTTTCCAGCAATGCTGAAAGCCTGGCACGGAAATCCTCCACAGATAACGTCCACACGTCCGATTTCTCGAACAGACTCATCTGTGACTCTTGTAATGTCATGGAATTCAAATTCTCCTTCCGTATCATGTATCGCCTTATAGCTCTTTCTGGCGAATTGGTCTATCTCGCAAAAGCCGACACATTCGTGACCAGCACGTTCCATACCGAGACAAAAACCACCAATGCCAGCAAATAGGTCTAGGAATTTCAAGATACATCCTCAACTTTCCCACATTTTAGGCATTTGCGTTTAGGAGAAATTTTCCCAGTATTCAACGCGATAAAGCGCGGTAATTCCTTCCAAGAATGTTTACAAAATAGTCTTTTCATATCACTTATTATTTTCATTACTTTCCTCCATCTCCTCAATCAACCAATCCAAATGTTGTCTAGCTTTCTTCAAGTCCTCGACACCGTTCTTCTGCTGAAATCGCAACAGATACTTGATGACATTGCCCCAGTAGTAAGCAGATTCGCCGGCTAGATTGCCGATAAAATTCTTGACCACATCCAAAGCTTCCATACCATACTTACCTTGGTAATGTTTTGGTTTGGTTACGTTGTTAAATTGTTCTTCTTGTCCCTCACATTCAGGACAAGTACAAGCATAAATCATTTGTGTCATAAAACTTCCTCCACTTCAATCTCAATCCTCGGTCTAGGACTGTACACCTTTCTCGTTGTATGTTCGACAATGATGTTATCATCCGTCCAAACATTGCCAGCCTTGCTGATGCTGTCATAAACCGCTTTTTCCAGATTATCTAAATCTGGTTTTTTATCTACGTAAATCCGCTCATTGATGAAGTCATCATACTGTTGTACTTTCTTGGCCTTAGACCGTGGTTTAGGCGGTTCCGACATAGACTTCGGAGCAGGTATGTAGAATGTCATATCTACCTTGATTGCCCCATCAAAATATGGACCATCGTAATTCTGTCTAACAAACTCAGTGCATTTTTTCCGCCACGCAACCATCTTTCCATCTTCATAGACAGTTGCGTGTTTACCTCGTCTTCCAGCTCTTGGACGGCTCTGCGGTTTGGGTTCAATAGGTATAATCAACTTCATAGTATGACCCCGTGGAATCCCAATTCATCAAACAAATTCTTTTTATTTTCTTCGATGAACTCAAACAAGGTTTGGATTTCTTTAATGTCCTTGCTAATCTCTTTTGCTGTATAAGCACCATCGAGAATAAGTTTATCGGGAAATTCAGCTTCTAAGACGAGTCTATATTCCGGTTCGAACATATCTCCGTTCTCGTCCAATGAAAGTTGGTGTTCTTGCTTCACAAATTCTGCACTTATTTTCCAGTGAGTGTAACCAACAATTTTGAGACTTTGCTTTTCCTTGTTCGTCTCTAATGTAAAAGGTGTTTTTAAAATTGCTGTTTTTTTCATTTTTCCAAAATCCAGCGACTGCCATTGTGTGAGTTTGGCTAAATACGGGCAGTCGCTATCGTCCAACTGTCAACCGATTGTTTCCAATTGACACGCTTTCTAGGTTGCAGTTTTACAAGGATACCCAGCTTGTTAAAATACATTTTTTTAAAATATCCCTGCGATCAAATCATCCAGATTGATTACGCGATCCAAAGTTCGCTTACTTCGACAATAGTCACAATTCCCGCAATCTTTCGGCTTGATTTCGCCTGCAATAATACCTGCAACACGCTCAACGTTATTTTCGAAGAATTGCAGGCCTTCATCCAAGCGATACTGTGAAAGTGTGATAACTGCTTTGTCAGGCACATCTTCCTTGCTTACAGCGACGACGAACGGTACAAAATTTGAATAGCCCATTTGTCGTAACAATTCCTGATACAGCCCCAGCTGGACATCGTAGCGGAAACCTAAAATGTTGGCAGCAGCTCCGTGGATTTTCTTTCGTTCGACATCAGACCATTCAAGACCACGAATGGTCTTCATAGTTTTTAGATCCACAAAATAGCCTTCAGTCAAGTTGATACTATCCACCTTACCCTTGACCTTGATACCGAAGATTTCGCCTTCTAAAATCATTTCCTTGCGGACATCATCGCCTGGGTTGCCATGATAGAGAGGCAAGAAATCCTTGTCATCTTTCAGAGCATCTATCATGTTCTGGGCGACTTGGAACTCTTTCTTCAGCTCGCCCTTGGTCGCACCACGACTCGAAATCATCCTAGTTTTGTTGGCGTCAACAAACTTAGCGTGAGCTTCCTCGGATTCAAAGTAGGTATGAACGTAATTTCCGACAAGCAAAGCCGTATCATCACACTTGTCCGTCCACTCCTTGTCATCAATGGCTTTAGCTTTCGCTTCGCAGTCCATATAAGCCTTAAAGCGAGAATTAGACAACCATTGACGGTCTTGGTAGTAATTTTCTTCAGTTAGTTTAGTCATTGATTTTTGTCCATTCCCCTAATTTCTCAACAACTATCCCATGTTGTTCATACAAACCACCTGGACCACCGAATAACTTAGCGGTCTCTCCGTCTGGGAAAGTAATTCTGAAATCACCTTGCCATTTGACCACCTTCTTATTCAGCTCTATTTTATCCTCTGACGCGTTTTTCTGTTCGGAGGTATATTTACCCTCTGACGCATTTTCTCGTTGAATTTCGTCAGAATTTGGGCGATTTTGAGCATTTCCACAAATAGCTCCATGTTGAGCTAAGAATTCCTGTTCCATTCGGTCCTGCTCTTCTTGCCATTTTCTTGCGTCATTGACAAGTTCTTCGTGGACGGCTAGTGCAGATACCCCTGATTCGAGCATATCGGCATACTTCTTCGGGTTCAGACCTTTACTCTCTGCGATAGCAGTCAGCTCTTCAATCCGTTTTGCCAGTTGTTGCTTGCGCCTAACTTCCTCACGGGTCTTATCTGCCAAAGCCTTGTCATCAGCGATTGCCTGTAAGATATCAGCCAGGCTTGCTCCTTGTTCAAAATTACGTACGTAAGGAGCTGGACCAAAGTCTGCTTTGGCAGCCGCCTCTGTTATTTTTATTAAAGCTGACTCATATTCTTCCTTCTTGGCCACTTCTTCCTCTACCAAGCTGGCAACCATATCGACTGTGGCTTTATTGGGACGAACATTGTCAGCCATGAAGCATGTCTTCTTAGAAAACTCATCAAAATACTTGCTGAACAAACGGATGTCAATGTCTTTTCCTATGCTTGCAATAGCTTTATGGAATAGTTCCTCAATGGTTTTGGCGCGTTTAAGTCGTTCCTGCTCTTCAAACGCCTTCACACCTTCGTCAATCGACTTGCCGATTTTGACAATAGGTTCCAACAAGCCGTCCACCCAAGCCTTAACTTCGTCGATGGGCTTGTTGTAATCTGCCAATTTATCTTTAACAGCTGACTTGACCTTTTTCTGCAGGTTATTCAATTCGGCTCGAACCTTGGCATCGTCTTCGAATGTTTCGGCAGTAACAGCATAATTTTCGTATTTTTTAGTATAGGCAGCTAAGGCTTGCTCCAGTAGCTCCTTGCCAACAATCGTGATTTCGGCTGGTGTAAATTCGAAGTCAAAATCTAATTCTGTCGCAGTCGGAGCCGGTGCCATACTTTCCAGATTGTCAAATAGAGATAGTTCTTCAGACATTAAAATGGTTCCTCCTCGTCTAAGATTTCGCCTGTTTCAGCATCAATAATCTGCTCGGTTGTTTCCATTTTGGAAATATCTGCTCCTGCTTCTTCAACGGTTTCCACTTCGGAAATCGTTGCATCTTCAGCAGATTCTTCAGCAGCAGTCTTTCCGGTCATCTTATCCAGGATATCCTGCCCAGCTGATTGAACTGGCTCTGCTTCCTTGATTTGATGATTGTTATCAAATTCATTTTCAGTTGTCCGATTAACAGCTTCAATCAAGATGTCACTATCATCCGACGTATTGAAGAATTGCTTGGCTGCACGATTGATAACAGTACGCTTGGCCATTTCTTGAGGAAAGGCATTTTGGACAGATTTATTTTTCGACTGTTGCCAGCTGCGATCAATCTCTTTCTTGGTCATAACTGTCAAAATGCGCTCACCGTCCACTTTTTCAATGATGCAGTAAGCACCGATAATTGCGTTATCTTGGTTGGTCCAATCTGTTTCGTGGCTTTCAAGAACCTTGCGCCCATTATCGTTACGAATTTTAAGCACATCCCCTTCAAAGACCACCTCTGCCCAAATATCTTTCACGTTGGACAGTTGCTTGACAACCTTCATAGTCCCAAAGTAGGACCGTGTCATTTTTAATGTATTCCCATATGGAATGAAGTAGCATTGGGTCTTTGCTGGACTTAACCCTTGAACAACCATGTCAAGCAAGGCATTGGCAATACTTTCTTTCGAACACTTTTCAAGCAAGTTCCCGCTTGGGCTGTTGGTCATGGCAAAAAATGCTGACTTCAAAGCATTTGCTGGTGCGTAGTTTGGTGCTACTACCAAGCCTTCGTTCTGCATCTGCGACACTTTCGCATTCACGGCATCTGTAATATCTTTTTGAACAACTGCAAGATTACTCATTTCTTTCTCCTTTTCGTCTGTTTCAAATTCCATTTCTCACGCTTTAAGCGTTCGTTTTCTCGTTTCAAGGCAAGTATCAAGTCCTGTTGTTCGTTGATAATCTCGCCCAGCTCTCGGCCCAGGTGGAAATAATCACACCTCAGCCGTCGGATTGTATCTAGTAATTCCTCTGTCATTATGCATCCCCTACATAAATCCATTGACCGCCTCTGAACACCCATTCATCAGGATCATGTACCTGTCTTGGTTCCTCAGGTTGTAGATAGTCGCGGTCATAGTCAAACCATGGGTAAGTACCGTCCATGTCGCACCTCCTAGGCCACATACTTTCTACCTAGCTCTCTGACAAGGCGGATGTATCCTGCCTTATCAGCTAGACCTGTATCCAGTAGCTTTTCCTTCTCTCCTGCCGTGGCACGTTGCCAGACAAGATTTTCACGTAGTTCCCATTTCATCGCTGACTAGTCCTTAGTCAAAATATCAAGCAACTTCTTGATTGAGTCTTTGACATCCTCAGTATCTTTGACTGGTTCAGATGGCCCTTGTCCATCCAAGGTGGTCAAGGTATATTCTGCCTGCACCTTGATTGGCTCAGCGTTGAACAACTTCGCCATTGCCAAGTACTTCTCACGGTGCTCGCCGTGATACCATTCTTCTGGTATTCTCAAAGCATCCTCAACATCGCTCGACCAACCTGCCGAATATGCTAAAACGTGTTCGTTGTTTTTGTAACTAGCTAAATAATCGCCTTTTTCATCTCTCAATACGATAAATGTGTTTGTTTGTTTCATGTTTTTCCTCCTGTGGATAACTTCTGTAAATCCCTATATATATTATTTATATATAACGATTAGTTTGTTTTTAAGTTAGTTAGAGGCTTTAGCCTCTTATTGTTTATTAGTGGGCGATAGCCCCTAGATTATTATTAAGTTAGTTATTATTTTTATTTAGTTATTATTAGTGTCGGGTTTTTCAACTTTTGAAAAATACAACTTTGTAAAATTCAACTTTTGAAAAATACAACTTTGTAAAACCCGTAAGTTGTAAATTCACTCTGATGATTCACCTGTGGATAACTCATCATCAACCTTTTCTTTCCAGTACTCCCAATAGCTATCTGTGATAGGGATGTCGGAAACTAAGGGGTAGTTCTGAATTCCTCTTCCTCTCCCTAGACTTTTTCTGTAGATACGTATATAGCCGCTGTCTTTTAGTTCTTCAAAGGCATTTCTATGAGCTTCTCGACCGTTCTTTGAGCGTTTGGAAAGTTGATCGATGTACGGTCGCCAAGTATCTTTGTTCGACATCAACACAAATAGTAACCCTTTAGCTTGTAAACTAAGTTCGCTGTTTTGAGCAGGGTGATTATTTATTTTAGAGTAGTTTTCGTGTGTATTTCTTGCAATATGCTGCATAAGCCATAACCATTCCTCCTAAACTCCAACAATTCCTCGCTGAAACGTGTTATCAATCGCTGTCATGTTCGTCATATTCCAAAATCCTTTCTACATCCTCAAGATGTTCAATGTCGCCTGTCCGAAGAAATCGGTCATACGATTGAGCGATTAATTCCAATCTAACCAGACTTGTCATCTTTCTAAAATCCTCCTCAACATAGCATTTTTGTCCCTCAACCGCTGATTTTCGATACGGTATTCATTCCGTTGTTCAGCGATTTCGCGGACCATGTCATGCAATATTTGATTTTCCTGTTCTAGTGTGTAAAGCGGACGTGGGATAGCAGGTTTTTCTTGTTTTAAAAAATTAACCAACCATTTCTGCATATCTTTTCCACTCCTTATCCACTTGCTGAGCGTCTCTCTTTAGCCCGTTACGAGCTTTTTCAATGTCGCAGGTACTCTGATACCCCATACCTGCTTTAAAGCCATACAGGTAATCTCTGCGACGAATTTCTTCAAATTCTTCACACATCCGCTTTTTCTCAGCTTTCCGCTGTTCCACAATGCCTACTGCCAACATCGGCACAGCGAAAATTCCTAATGTTAAAATTGCTTCTGTCATGCACTCAATCCCTTCACTTTTTTCTTTACTTTCATCTTTGTTTTGTAATATTCAATATCTCTTTGGTCAAAACGGAAATGAGTTCCAGCCATGTGATAAGGGATTTTCCCAGCCTTCACAATTGCCATAAACGGATTACGGCTCATTCCCATGATTTCACAAGCTTCCTTCACACCAATGGCTTTATCGGACATCTGAGAGGGTTTTCTCTCGATAGCAAGCTCTTTCCGTACTTCACTCAAGACTTCTTGGATAATCTCTTGCTTCAAGACCTCAAACGCTTCTAACATTGCATCCATCTTGTCAAACCTCGCTTTCGTGTGTTATAATTTAAGTGATTTTTTTAGTAAGCTCCTGACTTCGTCATGGGGCTATTTTTATTAACTTTTTGCTAATTCCTCCAGACTCACATCAAGAGCCTTGGCAATTTTAACAACATTACTAAACATCATATCCTTCTTCTTCCCAGATTTTAGTTCTGCCAACATCGTATAATTAATACCTGCTTTCTTTGCTAAAGCGTAGATAGTCATTCCTCGGACATTAGCGAGTTCTTCGATTTTCTCCCACATTTTCAAAACCACTATATATAGTGCCATATCCGTCTTTAGACTGATATTATTTCTATATATAGACCTTTCTATATATTTGTGTTATTATCAACTTATCAACAAGGAAGGAGAGATATATGCTTTCTAAAGAACAAATAGCTCATGACTTAGCTATAGCTATGATGACCGCTGACTTCACAAAAGAAACACACCCTCGCATCAATTTTGTTCAAATCGACAAGTACAAAGAGTACTATCGTAAATTCCTATCTGAGCTACGATGAACAACCTCCAGATAGACTTGATAAGCCTCTGTTAGACGACTAAGACAACTATTTAACGAATGAGCGTTGTAGTCATCTGCAGGGCTTTTTATTTCATCCAGAACCGTCTGCATCAGGTCTAGAAATTTATCTTGCGTATTATGTTTCATCCTCTTCTCCT